GAGTTTATTAAACATTCTCAAGAAATGGGCATAGGCCCTGCTATGAGGTATTTGGGGTATCCTAAGTCATATCATACTGCTAAGAAGTTCTTTACTGAGCGGAATATAGAGACTCCAACAGCTAATACCCTTGCAGTCATGGCTAAGAACCTAGACATATTCTATACAGATAAAGAAAAGATATTAGCGGCACAGGCAGTAATAGATAGATCAGTAGAAGCCTTATACCAAGATACCCTAACATCAGATGATATAAACAAATTGTCTAATTCCCTACATAAGGCTATACAGACTATTAACCTAATTGAGGGTAAATCTACTAATATATCAGAGAGTAGATCTAAAGATGGATCAGATCTAGCAATTGTAGACATGTTGAATGAAGCTAAAATGAGAAATGAATCTATTAAACATTCAATGAGTAATATAGACCACCTGAATGGATAAAAAAATAAATTTTAACATTTTTGCTACTATAGATAAATTTGGATAGTAAATATGAATAATATATCAAAACTATTTGATGACATAGATCCAAAGCTATTTACAATATCTGAGGGGCGTATAGAGCTTACTAAATATGATCCTATGTTATTTGCTTTGCTATATTTGCCACATCATTTAAAAAATTCTAATGATGAACTCACTCTTTCAGAGTTTCACTGGGATCTAGCAGAGTATGGCAAGACATGGATTAATAAGCCCACCGTTCCTAAACAGCATAGGGATGCCTTTATTGCACCTAGGGAGTGTGGAAAGTCTACTTGGATATTTTTAATTTTACCTATGTGGGCAGCAGCCCATGGACATATTAAATTCGTAGCTGCCTTTTCAGATGCTGCCAGCCAGGCTGAGACACACTTATTAACATTTAAGAATGAATTGGAGACAAATGAATATCTCAAAGCAGATTACCCAGAACTATGCACACCTAAAGTTGTCGGAAGCACTGGGCGTTCCCTTGCAGCAAATGCTTGGCGTATTATTCAAGCAAATGATTTTATATTCGACGCTAACGGTATTGATACTAACTCGTTGGGTAAGAAAGTCTTTGGTCAACGCCCTGACCTCATTATTCTAGATGATATAGAAAAGGGTGAGAAGAACTACTCTGAATACCAAGCAGGACAGCAAAGGCGTACAGTATTTGATGATATTGCCCCTATGAATATATATGCTCGTATGATTATTGTAGGAACCACCACCATGCCTAACTCTATGATGGATGAATTTAGAAAATATGCTGAAGGAAATACAGATCAGGCTTTAAATTGGATTACAGACCAGAATGTTAAGGTTCATTACTATCCAGCCATCATGACTGCAGAAGATGGCTCAGAACGCTCTGTATGGCCTGAGAAGTGGTCTATAGAGTGGCTTCAAAGCCAAAGACACCTAAGAGACTTTGCAAAGAACTATATGAACAAGCCAGTTAACCTTGATGGTAATTTCTGGACATATGAAGATGTAATTATAGAAGATGGTGAATATGGAAATACAATTATCTCTATTGACCCAGCTGTAACTAAAAATAAGATTTCTGACTATACAGGGATTGCTGTATTGAGCAGAGGCGAAGATGATACTGTTTATGTTAGGGATGCTTTTCAAATAAAAGTATCTCCATCTGAATTATCTGAGCGTATATCTAGTTTGGTAGACATTTATGAACCTGGTGTCATTTATGTTGAAACAAACCAAGGTGGTGATCTATGGAAGGATGTCTTTAAAGATATTCCTGTAAAATATAGATCAGTAAGACAATCAGTCTCAAAGCAGATCCGTGCAGGAAAAGCTTTGAACTTTTACCAGCAAGGAAAAGTAAGACATACTGCCCATTTTCCTGCTTTAGAAGAACAAATGTGGTCTTTCCCAAAGGTTAGCCATGATGACGTTCTTGATGCGGTAGTATCTGGAATCTTATACTTCTTGGATAATAAATCTCCAGGTGTATTAGCCAGACAATTAAATTACTTAAGGAGATAAAATGACAGATATTAAAAAGGCTATAGACAAGATCATAGCCAATAGAGAAAGATATCAAGTTGCTGAAGCCTATTATGAAGGAATCAATGACGAAGTCTTTCAGAATCAACGCTGGTATCGTTTATTTAGATACGAAAAGAATAGATTTAACACATTTACACCATTTCGATTTAATTTTAGCAAAACTGTAGTAGATGCAGTATTAAACCGTTTAGAAGTTGAACAAGTAGAAACAACAAGCCCACAAGGTGATGAATTTATCAATAATGTGTGGAATCAAACAGATTTAAAGCTAGATATGAATGAGATTCATAAAAATACGCTTGTTTATGGTGATGCATACGCAATCATTTGGCCAGATATGCAAGGACAATTGGCTATTGATTACAACTCACCTGTAAATACTGTAGTAATTTATGATGAGGAAAATCCTCGTCTTAAGTCATATGCAGCTAAATTATGGCAGATTACAGACTCAACAGATCGTAAAGTAATACGTTTAAACATGTATTATGCAGATCGTATTGAGAAATATGAAGCATTAGGTGATTTGGACTTTATTAATGGAGTTCCAAATGTTCAATTAATAGAAACAGTAGTAAATCCCTGGGGAGAAATTCCTGTTTTCCATTTTAGAACATCAAAGCCATTCGGAAGGCCAGAACATGCAGATGCATTTGGTCCACAAGATGCAATTAACAAATTAATCTCAACACATATGCATACTGTTGATTATCAAGGTGCTCCACAACGTTATGCTTTGTCTAATGGTGGAACTTCAAATGAATTTACTGATTTTTCAGAGGATGATACAGCAAGAGAGAATATTGGATCGTTACAAAATGGACCAGGACAGCTTTGGTATTTACAAGGAGTTCAATCAGTTGGACAATTTCCTGCAGCAGATCCATCAACATTTACAGATCCTGTAAATGAATTTGTAGCAGATATGGCTGCAATTACATCAACTCCAGTACATTACTTCTCAAGCACACAATATTTACCATCAGGTCAAGCATTGCGTGTAGCGGAAGCACCATTATTTAAAAAAGTATTAAATCGTCAATTAGCTTTAGGTTCAACTTGGAGAGATTTATTCAAGTTTATGCTTAGAGTTGAAGGAATTAATGCTGAAATAGATATCGATTGGAAATCACCAGAATCAATTGATTCTCTTGACCAATGGGATATCGCAGTTCGTAAAAGATCTGTAGGATTACCAGTAAAACAAATTCTATTAGAGCTAGGATATGATCCAGAAATTGCTCAATTAATAGAAGATGCATCTATGGAAAGTCAAAAGGTATCATTACCAGGAACTGGTATGAATACTTATAATTTAGCTCTGGAGCAAACTGCTGCTGAGCAACGAGCACAACAAGGAGAATAACAAATGGAAGAACAGAACGAAGTAGAAGGTACATCTACCGAAATTCGTGATCCACAGGCCGTACTTTCAGCCTTGGAAAAGGCGAAAGCGGAAGCTAAGAAAACTCGTCTTGAAAAAGAAGAGTTAGAAAAGCAGTTAGCAGAACTAACAAATAAAACATCATTAGCCCAAGCTAGATTAATGGATGAGAAAATTCTCAAAAGTTTATCTAGTTTAGGTCTTGCAAATGGTGACAAATTAATGAAATATCTTAAAACAGATCAATTGCAATTAACAGATGATTTTGAGGTTGCTGGTTTAGAGGATCAAATTGAAACTTTAAAGACAGATTTCCCAGAATTATTTGATCCAAAAATAATTGTAGGTGGCAAAGCAGATTCAGCAATGTCTAAACCAATAGATGTTGTATTTACTGCAAGCGATTTGCAAGCAAAAGCTGTATTAAGATAGTTAAGTACGGTATAATAGTCCTATGCAACTCCGAATGGACATTTGGATTGCGATTAATATATTCGGACGATTATATGTTCAAAATTCAAATACATAACTAAAAGGAGAAATAACATGGCCGCAGGTCGTACAGATCTCACCGAAAATAATGGTTATATTCCAGAGGAAAAAGGATCGGTTGCTATTCAAGCAACCCTTGCTAACTCTGTTGTAGAATCATTTGCTCGTCGTGAGAATATGGCTTCCCGCACTAAGGGCGTTCCACGCTTCGTATCAGATGCTCCAAGCATCGTTGCAGAAGGCGTAGACATTCCAAATTCAGATACAACTCTGGATGAGGTAGTTCTTACTGCTCGGAAGTACGCACAAATTTTCAACATCTCTGAGGAAGATATCAATGATTCCCTAGTAGATACATTAAACACATACAAGAGAGAATGGGCCTCACAATGGGCTCGTAAATTCGATAACGCATGTCTTGCAGTAAATGCAGCAGGCGATGGAGATGACGGACAACCGTTTACCTCTCTATATCGTGCAGTTTATACAAATCCAGTTGGAACTTCACAGATTATCCAAACAGCTGGAGATTTAGAGTTTGCAGATATTTCTAATGCTCTAGGTTTAGCTGAATCAAGCAAGTACTTTGATGCTGCTAATACAGTATTCATTGTTCACCCAAAAATGCTTTCACATGTTCGTAACATGAAGGATGCTTCTGGACAATTAGTTCTTCCAGATCCATTGTCAGCACGTCCAGGATCACTATTTGGATATCCATTAGTGGTTTCATACGGAGCAGCTTTATCTACAGCAGCAACAGCAGCGCCATCAGGTAACCCACTTCTTATTGTTGGTAACCGCAATATGATGATCAATGGTGTTCGTGGTGGAGTAGAGTCAGCAATCTCTCGTGATGCAGACTTCTCTAAAGACGGTGTCTTACTAAAGACTCGTGTTCGCCGTGGTTTCGCTATTGCAGAGGCTTCAGCATTTGCAATCGTCGAGAAGACAGCAAGCTAAGGGGGAATAGACAATGCCAAGTAAACTATACGGTAACTTTCTAGTAAAAGCCCTTAACAAAGAAGTAGATTGGGATACAGATACCATCAAGGTAGCTCTAACCACTTCTTCATACACACCAAACCAAGATACTCATGATTACTTCAACGACGTAACCAATGAGGTATCAGGTACTGGTTATACCGCAGGTGGAAACACTCTAGGTTCAAAGACAATTACATATGATGACGCTAATAACGTAATCGTATTAGATGCAGCAGATACTACTTGGGGATCATCAACAATTACAGCACGTTATGCAATTGTTTATGCTTCAACAGGTACTGCTTCAACATCACCATTGATTGGATATGTGGACTTCGGTTCAGACCAATCTTCAACTAACGGTAACTTTACAATTACATGGGACAGCACAGGTATTGTGCGTGTTACAGTAGCTTAAGGTACCAATGGACGTAAAGGTAAATGCAGGAGTACTAACAGCAAAAGCTGTAATAGTACAGGCTCAGACAACCGTAGAGATTAACTGTTTAGTTAATGTACCAGTTGTTTCCTGCTTTACCTTTGCTCCAGTTATTTCAATCGGCGGAACAAGTATTTCAAGTATCACCCCAGACTTTGAATTGTTAGGAGTTGGGGCTGCGTAAAACACGCAGCCTATTTTTATGTCATTATTTACATTAGCGCAAACAGATAAAGCACATTGGGCTTTTAATTTAGAATCATCAATATCTAATTCTTATTGGGGATTTAGAAATGGTGTAGCATCAGTTACAACAACAGGTTCACCAACATTTGTTAGTGCAAATACTCCATCTGGCGGAGCTGGATATTATTCATTTAATGGATCTGATGGAATTCAATATAATGAAACAAGTAGAACAAATAGTCCAGTAAATTCAACTGATGCTTGTGTAGAAGCCGTCTTTAGAACAACACATGCTGCAGCTAGTGGTGATTTTAGAATTATTTATAACAACTCAAATAATATACGTTTAGGTATAACTGATGAAGGAAAATTAAATTTATCTGTAAACTCAAGTGTGCCAAGAACTGTAACAACAAGTATAACTGTAAATGATGGAGTTTGGCACCATGTTATGGCGGTTCCAATTAATAGTTATCAGCATAAAATTTTTATTGATGGAGTAGATCGTGGAACTACAAGTCCAAATAGCTCATATAGTAGCACTCCTACAACATCATCTTATATTGGATATCACCCAAACTCATATCAAAAATTTATAGGAGATATTGATTTTGTTGCACATTATGCAGGATATAATGTTGGTGGATATGTTACTCCAACAACTAGCACTGTGGATGCACATTTTGCAGAATATTCATTATTTACTGGAGCAAGCATATCTGTAGATGAATCTACCGCATCCTCATTATTTGTACATCCTGTAATATCAGCACAGAAAAATATTAACGTTTCAGCAGATCCATCAACCGCCTCATCATTGTTTGTAGATCCAAAGGTATCCAACTTTGATTATCCTAAAACATTACTTACATATATAAATAGCATAGACCCAGAATATTATATTAGATTTAAAGACATTAACTTTGGCAACGAAATATCAGGAACAGCATATACTGGATGGGCTATAAACGGTTCTCCAGTATTTAAACAAATAAGCGGTGTTTCAACAGAACCTTCTATATATTTAGACAATGTACCAGGTAGCCAATTTCTTCGTGGTGAATTTAGGCCAAATAACCCTGGTGGAAACCTATCAGACTTTGCAACATATTTCAGAGACGATGATGTTTCTGTAGGCTTTTGGCTAAAAACAACTACTGCTAATGTTACTATATTTGAAGCATTTGAACTTGATATTGGAAACACATGGCAACCGCTTAATCCATTTAATTATTTATTAACTCTTAATGCTGACGGTAAACCTAAAATTGAAGTTGGACTTGTAGATACAAATGATGATCCTGTATATCATTCAATTACCAGCACTACTGCAGTAACTAATGGACAGTGGCATTTTATATCTTTTAGATTTAGTGGAAATATTTTAAAGCTTTATGTAGATGGAACTCTTGCGGGAACAGAAACTGGAATAGCATCTACAGGAACTAGCCGTACTTTAAATTCAATTAACTTTGGTGGATACTCAGATACTGAGTGGGCATCTATGGTTCTTGGACCATACTCTTTACTTACAGATGCAATTAATACTGATATTTGGAATATAGGAACTGCAAACTTCCAAGCACGATCACAGATGGTAGATCCAGTTGTTACAATATCTACAGGATTTTATGATAAGGTTAATACACTTGCACCAATATTAAATTATAAATTTGATGGATCCTTAACTCCAGTTTCTACTGTAAATAATAATTATGCAACATTATTAACCGCCTCAACATTTAATTCATCTAATGTTAGCTATGGATACCCAGCTAAAAACGTAAACGCATATAGAGTACAAGATACTACTTCAAACTGGAATGGTATATGGGAAACCCCTTCTGGAACATTTACAACAGATAATGAATGGAGCTTGTCCGCATTAGTAAAAGTTGATTCAACCAAAGTAGGTGGAACTGGCGGATACTACGGGGCAAATAGACAATTTGCAATTATTAGCGGTAATGGTTTTGGAGATATAGCTCTTGGCTATAGTAATACTAAATGGCTTGCTTATGCATCAGAAGAATTTTATGCAACAGAATTAACTATACAATCAACATCAAACATTGATAGTAATTGGCATTTGCTTACCGCCACATTTGATGGAACATATTTTAAATTATATGTAGACGGCAAAGAACAAGCAAGCCAAGATACTTCAACATATTATGCAGATACTCCATATAAAACTGTTGATAGCGGACAAATTTATATAGGTGGTGGAGAAAACTTCTACTTCCAAATGGGTTCAACTACAGATGTAGATAAGATTATAGACCATGTAGCCCTATACGATTTTAGTCTTTCAGCAACACAAGCATTTGAATTATGGCAATCTGTTGGCATAGATCCAATGGTTGCATCAAATGCAACATTCCCATTACCAGTAGGTGTTGCAGGATTTGGACCAACAATACATCCAGGCGTAATGTATGTGTCTGCATTATTAGTAGATCCTACACAGCAAGATACAGTAGCCCCTACAATTCTTCCTATGACAGCATTTGCAACATCTGTCACCCCTAACTTTGCAGCCACATCAACTGCTACAATAGCAGCAGATCCAGCAACTGCATCAGCATTATTCCATATGCCTCAGTTTAATATTGGAGAAAATAATAGCGTAGATCATATGAATGCATCTGCAGTATTTATGGATCCAGATGTATTAATTCCTGGATTCTGGAATGCTAACCCAATGATTGCTACAACTGGAACATTTGTAAATCCAGCAGTTGTAACAACACAAGGCGGATTAGTATTAGCCCAAGTAATGACTGCATCTGGTTCTTTTGTTCTCCCACCTACATATAAGAGTCTATTTGATGATAAATGGTATGACTTACTATATAGCCAACACTCAATAAGACATAATTTTACAACTCCAAATGGTGGTAATGGTGAAGCCATACTTAAATTATTTGATGATGTAACTACTGATAAGGCTGGCGGTTCTACAATACCTAATAACCTTACACAAACAATTACTACTGATGGGGCAGTAATTGGAAATACAGCACCTGCATTAAATATAGTATCAGAATTTACTCCTACAACCAATACTCCATTATTAGGAATTGGATACTTTGATGATTATGAGCGCAAGGCAGTTAAATTTAACAATATTACAACTGGCTATGAAAACTCAGAATATATAACTACAGCATTTAGCTTTGAATTATCTATCAAGACTACAAAGGAAAACCAAATTATTGCATTTGGAAAAACACGCAGTTTCTATGGATATCAACAATACACAACATCATATGGATTATCTGATGGTAAATTATTCTTAAGATCTACTGGAGCGATTGGTCCAGCTCCAACATTACATTATAAAGAAACAACATCTGGAAATGTATTGATTGGAAACAAGAATATTGCTGATGGACAATGGCACCATATTGTAATCCAAAATGGATGGGATGATAACCGTGTCCAGTTCTGGATTGATGGAGAATTAGACAAACAGAAGATTGGCGGATTTAGATTAAATGGTCCTAGCTTCTTAGGATTTAACTCACAAGTATCTACCTATGCTTCTGACTTCCAGACTTCAGCCTGGTCATATGACAGCCATGCGTTCCCTCGTGAACTTGAAATAGATAACCACAGATATGCTTACATTAAATATGAACCTGTAAGAGCAGAACCTATGATTGCTTCTGCAACTTCTGGAGATCATTTAGCTGCAGGAAATAGAGCAAGGGCATTAATGCTTTATTGGTGGCCATCAGATCCATTCCAGAGTCCATCACTATTACAACAAACATTTAATAAGGAAGATAATGGCGGAGAGACCTTTACTACAGAATTAAGCACAGCAGATTTTATTAAATCTGGACCGCAAGATTATTATGGTTGGGATGTATTCCCAGTAGACATTACTGGATACTTTGTATCTGATCTTGTAAAGCCTGAAGCTTATGGCGGTAAAGAAAATATTAAAGTAGGTTCAAAGGCATTTATAGGAACTGGACAGAATTACCGTACAAATCCTGAATATCTATACAATCAAAATGGTTCTTTTAGAGATCCAAATACTGATGCTCGTAGATATATTGATCTTATAAATGATATTGATCTACGCAATTTCGATGCTATATTCTTTAAGAACTTTCCAGATGAGTCTAAGGAAAGAGATGAATTTGCAACTACTCAATCTGTAGATACATATTTTGGTTCACAAGAGGCTGAATTATATGATGCATTTATTAAATCATTAAGAGCAGCGGTTGATACTGGAGTATCTCTATATATAACTAATCCACAACTTGCTACTGATCTAGGAATTGTTGATCGCATTGAGACTGTGCCAGACATGGATGATTTAGTTGGATCCGATTCAGATCCATATACTCCAACACTTGTTGAGGGTGACGCAGCTCTTTTAACAACAGCAAATGCAGCACATTGGGCTGATACATATAAGAATAATAGACTTAGAGTTGTTAACACATTAGAAGGATTTACAACTGAACCATCATTAATTCGTACTGATCGTGCATATTATTATAATGACGATGCAAATGATTTTGGTGCTCCAAATAGACCATTTACAAGATTCGTATATCGTACAAATGGTTTACAAATTGGAGATGAGTTTATAATTTCAAATGATCCTCAAAATCCACTTGGATATAGTAATGCAAGAACTTATTTAGCAACTCCATTTGCCAATGTTAAATCAGGAAAAGTTATTACAGCTTTTGCAAATACAGTAAAGCGTGGTTTAGATACAATTACAAATCCATATAAAGATTATGCAACATGTATTGTTGTTGAGCCAGGAGATGAATTAAAGGGAACGCAATGTGGTGGAAAGATTGTAGTTAACTTTACAGAAAATCTAAATGGCGCATATGACAATGGCGATGTAGACATGATAACTGATTTCTGGATTAACCTTGCCTATGATAATGGTGAAATTGATTTAGCAACCAAAAATATATATTTAAATGCTTCATATAATCTTGATCGTAAATTACAAAATGGATCGATTACTCAAGATGAATATAATAAATTAACATTCTGGTCTTCAAATGGTATGAATATTGTAACAGATGCAAAAATAATTGATGACCCAACACAACCTCAGCCTAAGAGTGGGCTTGGAAAAGGTCAAAGAACTGAAACTGTAATTAAAACCAGAAAAAGCGGAACAGCTTATACAGCTAAAGTTACAACTTCAGCACAATGGTTTACATTTGCCTATGCTTGGAGATATCCAAGATTAACAATTAAAGTTCCAACTATATTAACTCGTGGATTCTGGTGGTTATCTAATAGAGAATCATATGACGGAGCTGTACAAAGACCATTGGTTGCCACCGCTTCAGCAATATTTGTTGATCCAGTAGCAACTGGTCAAAAGGATAGATCAGTAAATGCTCCAGCCTTAATTGCATCAGCTACAATTGTTCAATCAATAGGAACAAGCGCAGCATCTGTAAATGTTGCACCGCTTCCATTCCAGGCCACAGCATTAATGAACAATTATGTAACAAGATATACCGCTACTCCAATGACGGCGTCAGCAGTATTAAGAACAAATAGCAGAGTATTCACAACAGCAGTTGATGAAGTGGTAGTATATATTTACCACACAGACCCAATACTATATCTAAGAGAGGATGTAATAAAATGATTAGTCAATATTGGTTAGATCAAATACCTGTCCGTCCGCTATCCATACAGGTTAAAAGCCAGGATGGCTTAGACTACGACCTATCTGGATATACAAGTATTAAGATAGTTTTACTAGGCAGTAACAATGAAGAAATAAGCACTGAGGGAGCCGTAGTAGATATTTCCAATGCAAGCATTGGTAAGATTCTATTCCGTTGGCCTACAGATCGTTCCTTATTTGAATACCCTGGAGACCATTTGCTTCAGTTAGATTTAACAGGAACTGGAAAAAGAGATTTTACAAGTACTCACACATTAAGAGTGCGTGAATTAGGGAGGACTAGATAATGTTTAGCACAGTAAATAGCGTTAAAGAATATACAGGCTATGATGTAGATTTGCCTTTAATTAAAAGAGCACAATCTGTCATAGAAATATTTATTGGAGTAGATGAGATTGATATAGAAGATCCATCAGACCTATTATTACTTGATAAAATAACTTCATATCAGTCGGCATATATGCTTGAGAATGAAGACATTGTATTTAAGCAAGCAGCAGTTACAAGTCAAGGACAAACTGATGCAGCTATTAGCTTTGATACAAGAATGGCAGCGCCATTCATATCTCCATTAGCTGTAATGGCTTGTAGAGGTCTTACATTTAACCGTTCAAAGAGTTTTAGAACTGGAAGAATATTCCAGCTTCCAGCAAGAATAGATTGGAAGAAATCTTAATATGTTATTTAATACCTATCAGCCATATCATTATCTCGTAGATTACTATTCTTATGAATTAGTAACATCTGCAGATGGAACAGTCACGACTAGAGATTATGTCACTGTGCCAGCTACGGTTGCAGTAGGTATTAGTACATCTTTTATTGGAGATCTAATAATTCTCTCAAATGCAAAAATGCAAAAAGACGGATATCTTAAAAATTTAAGAGACAGAAATGACAATGAAGTTTATCCTGAAGGAGTTTGGCAAATTGGTCAAACTCAACCTATTTTAAATGCTTTAGGTATTGGTGAAGGATTCAAATATAAAGCAAAAATAATTGATGGTAATGTTTAATGGGTATAAGATCTGCAATATTTAGACGTGCTTTAAATACATCATCTGGTTCTAGTGGAATAAAAAGACGTGGGGCATTTGGCAGGCCAATTTCAAATGCAAAAATGTCTAGATTATTTAGAGACACTTCTTCTGGAAGAGCTCCTAGATTTGATGATGAAATGTGGGAAGAAGGATATACTGAAGTAATTGAGGCACAAGAATCTAAGGCTGGAAATGCTGGACAGACAACCTTATTAACCGAATATTTTCCACAGCCAGCAAAAGAATATTGTAAAAAATCTAACAAAGATTATGATGCAGAAGAATTTGTTTCTTTTGTAAAAGATGATTTAGGTGATACTTATTATTATGCCATTAATGAAATAATTGATGAATGTGCTGAAGAGTTATATGAAATATGGGATAGATGTTATTCAAATGAAGGTGTTGGTGAAAAATTATTTGGTCTAGAAGGTAACTTTAGCGGTAGAAATAGAGTATATGGTAATTTTAATAATGCCTTAGCAGTTTATACATCAGCTGCTATTTCTCGTGGATATAATTTTAGTGGAAGTGCCGCAGGTAATGCTAAAAATAGGGCATTAAATAAACAAACTATTATTAATTTTAGAAAAAATAATCCAAATGGTACCGCAAGAGCATCTTATGTTACAGCAGAATATAGAAGTGCTGCCAGAAAAAACGGTAAAAATTTATGAATGCCCCAGAGGTAATATCCCTTATAGTTACTATCCTTGCTCTTTTGGCGGGGTTAGAATTAAGAGTAAGATCCCTAGTTAAAACCTATCTAATAGAACTTGTTCCCAATTCAGGCTCATCAATCAAAGATCAAATAAATAGACTTGAAAGCAGACAGACAGAGATTCTAGACCATATAAAATCCAATAAAAACATTTGACATAATCTATATAATATATTATACTTAGGCTATCTTCATAGAAAGGAGATAGTAAATGGACTATTTTGTCTATTTAAGATACATTAGAGAGTCTTCTCTAAGCAGCAAAGCTAGAATAGTAGCATTAATAATTGCTTCTTACAATCCCTCATTTCCTACAAATCGGCAAATTGCTGAGGGTACTGGGCTGTGCGAAAGAACGGTAAGAAATGCCAAGGTGGAACTAGTTGCCGCTGGTTACCTACGGCAAACTAGAACCTTCAATGCGGCAAATCATTACCACATAGCGGCACCTGTTGCCGTTGAGGGCGGCATGGCATTACCACCTAAATACAAATTAAATACAAATATAAATACAAAAGAAATACAAACAAATAAAACTTCGTTTAATAATTCTTTTAACTTAATAGATACTGGAGATGTTATTGATTTTTCTTCAGAAACAATTGCTACTGGGACAGCACTAAAAGAACTGACCCCCGCCGAGATTGACGAGTTACTCTCATGGTAAAAGGCGGAGATCTATATTACTGCAAGTTCTGCGAAAAGCTAATTGGACATGATGTTGAATGCCAAACCTGTTTTACAGAAGGTACTCGAATGGGCTGGATGGTAACCCATGAGTAGAAAATTATGTGGCTGCGGTAATCTTGCAGAAATAAATGGCTACAGCAAAACTGGTAGCGTTCTTTACAGATCTAAATGTAGTCCATGCAGAAAAACTGGACGGGCTATGAAAGGTGATACCTGTAATGCCTGTGGATTTATACCAGTAGATAGAATACAACTTGATGTAGACCATATAGACGGTAACCCATCAAATAATGATCCATTAAATATACAGACATTGTGTGCAAATTGCCACAGACTTAAAACTAAATTAAATAAT